ATAATGCCTTTTCTAATGCTTCGTATTTATCTTTAGGGGAACACCGTTGTCAATCATATTCCAATTAACATGTTCCAACATAGAACGCCAAATGCTGTCGTCTACTTTTAAATTTTCAATACTTAGAGGTATCTCATATTTGATCATCATATCTACAGCTACAACCATTGCGTGAATTTCATTGAAAATAAATTCGTTTTTACTCGCACTATAATCTTCACATACGTCTATAACTATATAATCAGGTTCATTAGGAACCTCAAATACCGCTCTTCTAGGAGCCCAAATATTATGTCTATCTACATAAAAGTGGGGATATTCCACATCTTGTTTGTATTTCTTCCTACTGTTATATAAATTTTCTACTGAACTCATTGTTTGAGCATTTCTAATCATTATTCCTTTAGGTTTTTCGAGTCGTCGATTACCCTCTACTATAAAATGATAAATATATTCTGGATAATTAACTTCTTGACTAGAAATTGTGTACTTTATAGTTGTTACATCTTTCCAAATCGGAACTTTTTTATTATTTTTTCGTTATTATCACTGTCGTCTTCGGGTTTAGGTGCCGGCGTAGATTTCTCCGGATGATATGGTGGTCTAACAAAATATTTAACTCCTCCACCTGGTCCATCATGATAAGAGTGTTTGATTTTATACGGCGGACTTCCTGTTGCATTATTTGTATACCAGTTTTGATCCACACCATACCAATAGTCTTTTGTGCATGGTCCCACTACAATGTTTACATGTCCTGCCCAACCACCAGTCCAAACACCCCAGTCGCCTGGTTGTGGTACAAAATCTTTTGTATTTCTAATTATCTTGAAATCTCTACCTCTATAATTAGATTTCTGAGCCATAGCATCAGCATTTCCCCATGTTCTAAACCCCCAATATTTATCGAGTAAATAATTAGGTAAATCCCAGCATTGTGCTCCCATTCCAGAACCAGGTACATCAATAGCTATTTTGTTTTTAGCGATATATAACGCCCATTCAACCACTTCACTAGCTGTGGGCTTTCTATTTTTCGGATTAGGTAATCCCATGTATGCACCTCATTTCAATCAAAATAAAAAGCCAGTGCCGAAGCACTGACTCTTAACTGTTATTTACATTTACCAAACCAGAAGCACGCCCAGAAGCTATATCCTAAAATCCCTTTAAGCATGGTAATCACCTCCTTTAAATACCAAAAATAGTTCTTAGTAAAGCTATGACAATCGTACTGAAGATAGTCCCTATCAAACCTAGAATCCACATTTTTATGTCTCTAATATTCTTGGCATTCTTTTCTTTATTCTTTTCATCTTCTACCTTGTCGCGCTTTAATTCTTCAAAATTTCTATCTAATTTGTCATAAATCTTTTCTTGCGCTCTAAGACTATCTTCTATTCTGTCGAATTTTTCAAACATAGTCTTATCATTTTCTTCTAATCGCGTTAAACGCCAATCTTGTTCATGTCGTTTGGTAAATCCAAACATTATGCCACCCACTTTATTCAAATTAAAAAGCCACAAGCATTACACCTGTGACTTTTCATCTTTTGCCTCTGGATATTTTTCTCCAGTGATTAAAGCGTATTCTTCTTTATCGATTAAACCCTTGTCTACGTACCACTTAATTTGCTCGTTTTTATAGTAACCCCAAACATAAAAAGTTTTAATGTCTTTAAAAGTTGGATAAATCATCTTCATTATTTAAACGTCCCCCTCAGTACTTGTTTTGTTAGTTTTCAGTTCAGTCAACTGTTGTGTTAACATAGCGTTTTGTTGAGCTAATTCCATTGTTAATACGTTTACTTGTGCCACCTGCATTTGCATACTCGCAACCATTCCGCGAAGTTCCTCATCACTTAAATCTGATGCACTTTGTTGGCTTGATGCATTCGGTACGTCTTCTTTTTCGAAATTGCTGTTGTATTTAATTTCGCCGTTAGTGAAAACGAACTTTCTAGGTTCGAACTCTTCTTTGAATTTGATAGGCACATTGTTATCGTCTACATCTAAACTATTGCGTAATCCGCCAGTATTAACGTATCCGATAACTTCGTTTTTATCGTTTACTGTTATTTTCATTATTTCCACCCCACAATTTTATTTATCGTAACTCTGTTTGCATTAGCACCAGAACCTGTTTTACTGCCTAAATCAAGGTACACATCGTTATCGATTTTTAACGTCGTACCACTTTCTTTAGTTATTAAGCATTCATAACTACCACCACCGTTACCGTCTGAGTCAACTACATTTGTTTTACTTAATTGAATCGCATTTGGTATAGAGGTTAAACTGAATGCTTCAATAACACCACCTGGATAAGTACCGCTTATGAATAGAATTGCATAATTTGTATAAGCTTCGGTTAAATTAATCCTTGTTCCTACTCCGTTTGCAGCACCGTCGAATAACACGGCTGTTTTATGTTCGTTAGGTGTAGCCCATTGTGAATCTAATCGACCATTGGTGATTGATCGTGTATAAACTTTTTTAGAGTTTGAAGGTGTGAAGTTGAATAACTTATTTGCATCATCTTTAACAAATACTGATACGTAGCCTTCGTAACTTTCAACAATACCTGGTAAATCAGGCACACTTGTTACGTAATAATTCCCAGCGCCCAATGCTTCTAAATTGCCTTTGGCGTTATATAAATTCTTTTGAATTGATTGACCATTATGTTCTGTTAATTTATGTTGTTGCCAGCTCGTTGTTCCGAATTTATCATCTACATACTGTTTAGCTTGATTCAGTGTGTTGTTTGATGTTTCTTCGACGAATTGCTTAGTTAAATCGCCGTCATTTTTTTATAAAACGGGTACCATGTGCCACTAATTTTATATTTTGTATATTCGTCGTTTGAATCATCTGGATACCATGTTGCACGTGCCGTACTATCATCAACAACATAGACAACTAACACGCCAGATTTTCCTAAAGTGTTAGGAGCTACCGGAATATCTGAACCATCGTCAACGCCATCTTCTTTAGGTGTATCGACAGTACCTATATCTTTAAATGAGGGCGCATCTGTCGCGCTAGTGATATGAATAATCCTAGATGTGTTAACTGTGCTTAAAACGCTATCTATGGACTGCTCAGACGATTCGATTGCTTTACCGTAATCATCTGTAAGTTTAGACTTTTGCCAATTTGTTGTTGAATTACCTTTAACAAGGTCAGCGCCATTGATTTGTTGTTCAACTTCGTTAACACGTTCAAAAATCGCTTGCTCTTTTTCAACTATTTTATCGAATTCAGCTGTAACAGCTTGTGTTGCACTAGTTTGCGTCGCAGTAATAGCTTGTATAGCTTCGTTTTGCTTGATTTCGATTTGTTGAATGCCTTTTGTCGCACTATCATTCACTTTTGCTATTAACGTTTGTGTATCAGCCATATTTTGCTTTAATTGGTTAAAGTCTTTACCGACAGCTTCGATAGTATCTTGAATAGATTTGATATAAACAAGCTTTGTTATACCATCAAATCCACTAACTAAATCATTTTCAATATTGAAGCTAAATTGACGTTCAACAACAACATTATTACTCCCGTTTTGTGTAAAGAATGCCTGAGCATGCACCTTGCCTGAATGTTTTAAAAATTCATTCGGTATCACATACTGCAAACGCCCATTAATTGCGTCTACTATCGTTAATTCGTCTGAAATATAAGCGCCTCTATCTACGTTATAATCATCGGTTTTTAACACGATAGATGTTTTAACATGTTCAGAACTTATAGATAACGGTCTGTTATTCTTAGTTACTGCAAAATTTAAAACACCAGTTCCTCTATCTGATTCATAGAAACTGATGTTTGTGTCAATAATTGGATTATATTGTGATGTTGTTTGTAACTCGATTAAGTTATCGTCTTTCGAAAAATTATCTACTACCATTATTCAACCACCTTTCCCTCGAATAAACTCCATTTACCAACGCCACCAGTACCAAAGTTTCTAACTAAAAATTGATGCGCAGACGGGAAGTTATTACGTCTTAATACTTGTGTTGTGTTACCTGGTGTATTCGATTTTATTTCTAATATCCAACCTGCAATACCTTTAAAGTCTTTAGGAAAATCAGTAAATCGTTTTGATTCTTCAGTAGTGATATAGAAATCTAAACCAACGATTTTTAAATCTGATAATTTTGTAATACTCTTAGGGATATGTTCCCAATAACCGGCGTTTTGCGGACAGAAATTCCATGCTCCGTTGTTTTTCTTATTGAAAATGTCAATGACACGTTCGAATTTAAGCATATTTCTACCTGTGCTGTTTCTGGTAAGTACTTGTCTTAGAGCACCATTATAGTGTCCAGGCAGTACATCAAAGAACCAACCTGCATCTCTAAACGCTTTCGGTAACGGGAAATCTAACGCATTTTGTGTGTCTTGCGTATAGATATAGTAATGACCAACTTCCGTAATATCACTTAGATATGCTGGGTTCTGTATTGGTAACGGTTTAACACGTCCGCCTGAATCAGTCATTGATACTTGAGGCGCGATGTTTTTCAAGAATTGGTTAACACCTCTTTGGCCGATAGAATAAATTGAGTGATGTCTGTTGTTACCTGGTCCAATAGTTACCCCGATTAAAAGTGCTTTACGTCCTGTTTCTAGATCGTAATACATATCTAGACCCTCAGCCTCTTGGAAATCTCCTTTAAAGTTGTTATTCACACCGCCTATATCGATACGTCGTTTAAATAATAACTCTTTTGTTTTGATATCGAAGCCTTGTAAGTAGTTAGGGTTCGCTGGATTTGAATCGCCAGTGTACCAATATAAAATGCCTGCATCATAAGTGATACCTTGCATAGGTTGTGTATCTGAAGTGTATTCCATAGGTATATCCATTTGATACAATACTTTGTCTATACCTTTATCAATATCGTCAGCACTTCTTACTTCTATGAAATTCAATGAATTCTTAGCTTGTCTTTCAGAAGCTTTATATTCACGTCTGAAAATCATTAAATTTTCTATAGGATTATAAATCGCTGACGTATATCTGTCGTTAAATATATTCGGCATGACATCTTGCATTTCATTACCATAAGTTATTTCTCCAGTTCTATATTGGAAACGTACAAACTTGTTGTTTTTGTTACTGTCCAATACAGCTGAATAAATCCATAATTCTCCATCAATGTATCTATACGCATTGTGTGTACCGTGACCGCCGTTTTTAACAAGCAATCTATCAATAAATTGTCCGTTGGGCTTCAATCTAGATAACATGTAATGATTACCTGGACGAGCTTGCGTCATATAAATAATTTTCGTTCTAGGGTCTACCCAAAATGATTGCATTACTGCGTTAGTATATGGCGATAAATCTGTGATGAATTCCGGTTCTTGCTCTTTTGGTTCGAATCGGTATTCTGTCGCTCGATATTCTTTATAGTGTTCATCTACAGCTTTCTCAACCTTTTTAGTGAAAGCATCTAGTGTTGAATAATCATGATACAAACGATCTTGCAATGTCTTATGACCATAACCTGTATTATCAACGCGCGCGTCTTTTACTTCGTTGATACCGTCGCCGTTATGACCTAGTACCATGTTGCTAAATCGACCGTTTAAATATGTTAAAAAGTCAGAGACGCTACTTGTAACATTTAAATGTTCATACTTTATTTGCTCTCCATTATGTGCAAATACCTCTTTATTTCTATGATATTCAAGAGAGAAATTAAAATCAGTCAGCATGTCTGAAATAAGCTTGAAATTATACTCATTTTCATCTACATATCTGTAATCGAAAACTCTACTTAAGTCTGTAATTAATTTGTTATCCATGTCTTCCTCCTTTTCTATCCGTAAAACTGGTAATAATTTTTAATAAGTTCGTACATAATAACTTCATGACCCCTCTCGTTCGGATGCAATCCGTCTGGCATACTTGATTTTCTGAACGCTGGATTATATGGCTTAAAATAATCTGTATGATAGGCATCATATACTGGTACATCCAATTCACTACAAGCCAATATCTGAGCGTTGACATAATCCTCTAACGTTAACCCTAATTTGTTTTTATCAGTATCTTTACGACGTATCGTTGTGCCACTCATAGGACATTGTCTAGTAGCTGTCATTACAAGTATTTTTGAAGTTGGATTATTTTTCCGAATAACTTCAATTGCAGAACAAAAGGCACCGTAAAACGTTTTTGTATCCGTTTTATCAGTGCCTATCGGTACACCTGCCCAATAACCATGTAACCAGTCATCATCTGTACCTTGTAATATGATTAGGTCGCCTCTAATTTGTTCTGCTTGTCTATAAATACTATTTTCAACGTTGTTTGTATCTGTAACAGTTGCCATAGTTGCGCCACCTTTTGCAAGGTTGGTCGTTTTCGCTTTTAATTTCTTGCCTAACATTTCTGTGAAATTAGTTTTTGCATGCGACCCTCTAGCTACAGAATCGCCAATCGTTCCAATTGTTTTTACATCTTTAATGTTTGATTTATCTATAAAATCATGAACGATAGTGCCGTCAGATGTAGTCACAGTTTTAGAGCTTACCTTCTGTTGTTTATCTTCAATCAAATCAGTTCTACTCATCAAATCGAGTGTTGATTTAGCTATTGACGCTACTTTAGACTTCAAGTTTTCTGCCGCTTTACTAGGATTAGAAAGGTTAACATCATTTAATCCAGAAACATAGTTAGCTGCAGTATTAACTTTTTTCATATATCGTTGTTCTCGATTAAACTCACCAAGCGTTACATCTTGCTTAACAATTACATTGTTTATACCCCTAATCGTTTTAACTTGTACTATACGGACTAAATCATTCAAACCTAGTTTGGTAGATTTTATTTGTACTATGTCTCCGGGTTGTGGGTCTGCTTCTGGATATGATTCTCTTAACACCAAAAAGTCCAAAGACAAAGATTGTTTTAACGACTTTTTCAATCTCGATTGTAATTCTTTATCCATAGTTTCTTGGTCAGTCACTTTACCATCTTTAAATGGTTCTGCGTGGATGTCGCCGTATATTTCAGCTAATGCACTTCTAGCTTCCATTACGAGCCCAGCGTGTTCGAATGTTTCTTCTCCTGAATAATTACCATATCCTCTAATGAAGGTGGCGAAATCACTTGCATCTTCCTCGAGTTTTATAGCGTTGGCGTTGACTTCGTCAGAAATAAAATAAGACGCTTTTTGATTTGCAAAAGGCGTCAATACAAACTTATATCTGTCTTTCTTTTTGTCATATGTGATCTTATATTCTAATCCAAAATGTTCCAAACCTTTTTTTAACATTTCTAACCTTGTGTCGCCTTCACCGCCGTTTTCAAACTTTGAAGATTTAACTTTGCCCTCGACTTCAAAAAGCATTCCAGTACCTTGAAACACAATGTTAAAATATCTTTCTACTGTAAAAGATCCTGTTACATTAACATAAATTCTATCAATCATTAACTTGTCTATGGGAATCTCTCTAGCAGTACATTCAACCAGTTGTCTGTCGCCTTCTGATTTCCTATCAATGACAGTTATTACATATTCTTTCTTGTCGTTTTCACCTTCGACATGACTAACAATCCATCTTTTCCCTATAGCGTTAATAACTTCATAAGTATATTTATTTTCTAGAATATCAAAAGTTAATACACCATCAGCATTAACTTTTTTCACTAAAGTTGTTTCTACTGGTACAGGTGCGCCATTACCTTTAGGTGGTCTTACAATTATTGTCATTCTGACACCTACTTATAATAAAATTTCAAATCAAACTGAACTTTTTGAACTGTTTGATTAAACTCAAATTTATTAGCTCCGTATTTAAATTTTGGTTGGGCTATGTTCGTTTCAGTGCTTATTTCGACACCGTTTTTATAAACTCGAAAGCTATCATAAACAATTTTGTCTCCAGCTTTTAGTTTAATCCCCTCAATTTTCATTATTTCAGCATGCGTTAAATTCCATACAAACGATTCTGTATCTTCGCCTAAAATAATTGTTATCTTTTTATACATGTTGAATTGGTCGTTAGGAGCACTACCATGATAGTAAACTGTACCTTTGCTCAAATTTTCAAATGTATACTTTCTTTTGTCTCCGCCTGCATGCCAATCAATATTAAAATCAAACGACCACAATCCAACCTTTTTGTTTTCTTCTAACTCTAGGCTTGTTCCAATACTTTCGCCGTATGGTAATTCTGTAGTTTCGAATTTTAGTTCAAAAGAAACTTTATTATCTTTTTGTTTAGGGTTTATAACTCCGTTAAAAATAACTTTATACTGTTTACCATTTACATAAATTTGTTGATCGTGTCTTGAATATTCATAATCCGGGAAGTTGTTTTTATCTAATTTCACGTAATCATCAGAAGTTGGTTGAGTAAACCTGTAATTCAACTCTTCTTTTCTTCTTATTTCTCGTAAATACATAGGTTCTATGTCTGTCGTTAACCTATACAACATATCTCGCATATAAGCAATGTCTGAACGATTTTTAACTTTACAAAAACAAGGAACAACTATATCTCTACTGATATAATTGCTCCCCATTAATATACGACCGTTCATATTTTCTTTGTCTTGATACTTTGTGTTGATTTGCATGCTATCAATTACTATATCGTTAACGATAAACCCGTATTCACTTAATTTGATTACAGTACCATCTTTTTTTGTTAATTCTATGTCCATTTGTAACCTCCTTTATAAGTAATACTCAGAATTGCGTTTAGCATTTCTGCCGTTAACAATACTAGTAAGCGCATCGTTATTGACATCGAATTCAACTTTAACAGTTTTCATGTTCGGTGATGTTTCAATAGAATGTGTGTGTTGTACTTGCGCATTTATATTTCCACCTAAATTACTTAAGTTTCCTGTAATACTAGAAATGTCAGGTGCGTTTAATGTAGGTTGAAATGCATCAACTACTTTATCTGCAACATTAGAAACATTACGGATAACTTTACTTGAATGATTATCTATACCTTTAACGAAACCTAGCATTGAATACACACCAACATCCATGAATTCACGTGAAGGTGAGTGAATACCCAAAGCACTTTTAGCTGCATCTAAAGCTTTCTTAGCAACATTTTTAGCCGCATCTACTAATTGGCCAGCCATTTGTCCAATACCTCTAATTAAACCACGGATCATATCAGCACCTGCAGACACAAAATCTCCTATAAAGCTTTTTATTTTATTTACTGCATTTGTCATACCTTGACTAACTTTGTTTACAACATTAACGAATCCTTGAATAACTCTATTAACAAAGTTAATTAGCGTACTTGTTATAGTAGATACCCATTGCATACCTTTAGTCACGATGAAGTTCCAAGCTTGAGACATTTTGTCTGATATAGTTGATACAACTTGTGTGAATATGCTTACAACTTTATTCCAAATTGTCGTTAATATACCAGATAAGAAACTCCAAATCGTATTCCATATATTAGAAATAAAACTCCATGCCGCTTGTAACGCAGTAGATATAGTTGTAGTGATAGCGTTCCAAACCTTAGTTGCCACAGTAACTATAGTGTTCCACAACGTTTGTAAGAACGTCCAAATAGCGTTCCAAATTGTCATTGCGATAGTCATAATTGTGGTAAATACTGTAGTTATTACAGTGACTAACAAATTCCAAATCGTAGTAGCGATTGTAATTATCGTGTTCCAGATTGTACTTAAGAATGTCCAAATAGCTGTCCATATCGTCATAACTATTGTCATTATCGTCGTAAAAACAGTTGTGATGATTGTAACTAAAAGGTTCCATACCGTTGTTGCAATAGCGATAATTCCATTCCATAACCCTTGTAAATAAGCGGCTATTTGATTCCAAACAATCATTATAAAATTGTATACATTAGTTACTGCTGTAGTGATAGCTTTTAAAATAGCATTCCATACAACCGAAGCTACAGTTTTCAACACATTCCAAACTGTAACCATAAATGTTTTTATCGCATTCCAAGCATTTATAATAAAGTTTCTGAATCCTTCATTTTTATTCCACAATAAAACGAATATAGCTATTAATGCAGCGATTACACCAATAACTATTGTTATTGGACCACCTAAAATACCAAACACAGTTACTAGTCCTGTGATAGCATTTCTAATTAATCCAATCTTACCGAATAACAATTGGAATATAGCTGTAACTAATTTTATTGGACCTTTTAACGATGTCATTGCCTTACTTAATACTAAAGTTCCTGTTTTAGCCCAACCAAACTTAGTTACTAATGTGACTAATCTTGCTGCTAATGGTCCTAAAAAGTCCATTACCGCTAATATTGGAGCAATTAAAAATCTAAATGCACCAACTAAAGTTATAATGACACCAACTAATTGTGCTGTAGCTGGATGCGCCTCAAACAAGTTAGCTATCCAACCAGTTATTGCAACTGCAACGCGTAATACTGCACTAGCTATAGGAGCCATCGCTGTTGCGAATGCAACTAATCCTCTTGCAATGTTCCCAATTAATTGCATTATTAGTGGTCCATTAGTTTGTATATAGCTGACAAAATCTTTAAAACCTTGAGATTGCCCGACTTGTTCAGACCATTCTCTAAACTTAGCCGTCATCTGTTCGAGAGACTGGAAGATTCCAGTTGATGACCCACTAAATGCATTCATCAAATTGTTAATTCCAGCAAAAACATTTTTAAAAATATTGCCAATGATAGGTAAATTTGTTTTTGTGTATTCAATAAAACGAGTTATCGAATTTTCTCCAGCTGCACTATTAGCCCAATTAGAGAACGATTGACCTAATCTGTCTAACCAATCAGCCGACCATTGAAACAGTGGTGCTAATTGCGTGAATACATTGACTAATCCGTCACCAAAACCGCCTGCAGCACTTAATAGCTTGTTAAATACCGAAACACCCGTTGTATTCATCATATTAAAGAATCTTGAAGCTACACTGCTATTTTCAGCCCATTTAAGCACGCTTTGAGACGCTTCTTCCATTCCTCTTGAAATACCACTAAAAAATGGTTGTAAGCTCTGCATTGCAGTTTTAACAGTATTTAAACCATTTGCAAGAGTTGTGAAGATAGCGGATTGATTTTGCTTTATAATATCAGTCCATGCTGACTTTACGCCATCTAACGCTTTTTTGTATTCGTTTGTTGCTGAGCTAGCTTGTAAAGTGCCATCATTAAGCATCTTTATAGCGCTGATAGCCATTGCGCCAAATGCTACAAAGCCAGCGCCGGCTATTGCTACCGCACCACCTAAAGCAAGTACACCGCCAGTTAACACTTTGATAGCGTTTAATAGCGCAAATACTACAGGTACTACGCTCGCTATTACAGGTATTAATATACTAAAAGATGATGTAAGTAATCCACCAACCATATTAGAACCTACAGTGCCGAACACGCGAAACATATTAGCTAAATTCCCCATTTGTCTTTGGAAATTGTCGTTTGCTTTTATTATGTAGGCATAAGCTTTCTTTAAACCATTAGTATCGACATCTACCTTTGTTGTTTTTTTGTTTGGCAATGCGTCTAATGATTTTTTAAACGCATAAATAGTTGGTATAGAAAGCCTTGTATCTACATCAAGTCGAGATCTAGTTTTATTTGGAATACTTTTAAGCTCTTCTTTAGTACGTTTGATTTTAGAATTAGCAACACTGTTGTCTACATCTAAAATAGCTTTGGCTTTAGACCTATTTAAAGCTTCAAGACTAGCTTTAGATACTTTTAACACTCGATTGAATTTACTGTTATCAGCATTGACGTCAATATTGACACGTTTCTTTTCTAGTTCTGATAACTTAGCTTCTGCTTCAGCGATATCTTTAGTCAATTTTTGTTTTTGTAATTTAATCTCTGGAGTAACTTCTTTAGAGTTTAGTTTGTCTAGTTCAAAATTCGATTCTAGTACCTTTTGTTGCAAGTCTTGTATACTAGCATCTAATTTAGCTTTTACTTTTTTGTTACTAAAGGCATCTAAAGACTTTTTAGCAACTTTGATAGTTTTTTGTAATTTTTTATCATCAGCATTTAATTCGACATCTTTAGTTTGATCTGCTACTCGTTTAAATCTTTGCACAGACTTAACCGCACTATCAATTTGCTTTTTGAATTTAGCCACACTTGCTTCAATAGTCGCTTTAATTTTATATTCCGTCACATTAACACCTCTCTTTCTATTGCTTATTAAATTCTGCTATAACTTTAAAGAATTCATTATTTTGTGGTTCGTATTCATCACGTTCGCTACTAAATCTTATATCTTTACCTTCGTTAAGCCGTTGGATATTTTCTTCATAAGGCAATACGTCGTTTGCATTGTTAAAAACATATTCCTCTTTAGGTTTATTTTCTGTCCCAACATTTTTAGTAGCTGCAGCATCACGAATAGCAAACGCAAGTTTGTAACGTTCGAATTCTTGGGTTAGCATTTCATACTCTTTCGCATACATTCGATAGTTATATTCTGTTAATGTCATTTGCTCAATAACGTTCAAATCTGTAATACCAAGTGTTGACATACAAGTTATAACGATTCTGTCGTAAGTTATTAGGCTTCCGCTGGTTTTTCTTCCGTTTCCACTACTTCGACTAGGTTTCGGGTCATAGGTCGCTTTCCCAACTCCGTTAAAATATCCGAACCGAATTCTTCTAGTCCGATATTTTCTGCGATTTCATCTAATGCTTCATCAATGTTATTAATAGTAATTGCTTGTTTTTTTAAGTGAGATGTAGCTGCGATTAAAACTTCGCCAATCACAACCGGATTTCCACTTTCTAAACCTACAGGCAACATTGATACACCTTGACCGATAGAAGCTTGTTCAACTTTTAAACCTAATCGGTTATCAATTTCTCTTAAAAATTTAAAACCAAAACTTAATTCTAATGACTTTCCGTTAATTTCTACATTCATAACTTAAAATCTCCATTCATAATTAATTTAAACAAAATAAAAAGGGCTTAATGCCCTATTTTTATACCTCTCTTGGTGCAACCGGTGGTGAATCTACTTTAGGTTGTGGAATTGCTGTTAAATCTTCGCCAGTTAATGCATCTGCTTTTGTAGTGTCGTGGAATCTGTATCCAGTCGCCTTCAGTTTCTTTGTTACAGCCTCAGGTAGTGTTGCAAATCCACGTTGGAAACGACCATTCACTCCATATTCATATTCATATTCATCAATACCGTTAGCTTCTGCTTTTAATTCAAATTTATTGTGGAAACCTTGGAAATATTTCGCTTTAAATTTAGCGGAATCCCCATTTTTGCCTGGTATTCTACTTTCAACTTCCCAAGCTTCATACAATACGCGATCTACAACTGCATCTTCAATTTCATCTGCAAAATCGTCACCATAAAACATTTTAGCAGTACCAGACATTGTTGACTCAACAGAACCACCAGTGTTATAAGAACCGTCCATTGTATCCTCTGTATCTGTATCAGCTTCATGTGATAAGCCGTATTCAGTTAAAAAAAGCATTTTAGTAGCATCTACTTTTTCGCCAGCTTTTCTAAATAAAATAATACGATCATTACTATTTTTCATATTTGCCATTCAATATTCCTCCGTTTTTTAAAATGTTTTGTAAGATATCGTTACTGATGTGTGTAGCAATTCTTGATTGGTAGTATCATCAACTAACTGTGTGATGTTAGTATCATCTTCTTCAAAGTCATAATCGTTTGTTTTAACGCTAGGTGTTAAATCATCAATACATCTTTTAACAAGTCCGTCATGATGTCCTAAATCATCACTTACACTCCAAATATCAATAACTAAATTCGTGTCACCAGAATAACTATCAAACGTGTATTTACTTCTGTTTGACTCCGGCATTTTTATTACAAAAAAGGATACGGAATCTCTTGTTGCATCTCTTTACGAGAAATAACAGGGAATCCATATCCTTGTAGCGTTTCATACGCTTTATTATAAAGTTGTAAGTTCGGTGTCATGCTTTTATCTCCTATTCAAACAACGCTTTCAATTCTTCTACAGTTGATTTTCTTATTACCTCATATACTGGCCACATAAAAGGTTCTGCCTCCATGTATCGAGTACCAAACTCTAAGAAACCACTATAAGCTGCATGCGATGTGATAGTGTATTGCAAATCGCCAGTTTTTTTATATCTGATATTGCGTGATAAATTACCAGTCCAATAACCCTTATTCATTACTTCTCTAGCTTTCAATTTAGCTCGTACTACATATTCTTTGGCTTTTTCTTGTAAAGTATCATCTACATCATCATCGATGTTGTTTTTCATATCGTGAAATTGGTTTAACAGTGCGTCTAATCCGTCTATATTCATCAATTGACCTCTTCGATATAATATGACGTTTCGTGTCTGTATGTCTTTGTATCAATTATCTTGTAGCGAATACCATTAATTAACACGTGGCTAACAGGGTAAGATATTGATTCTTTTATCCTCAGGACACTTACATCGTTTTTTACATCGCCGAATTCAAGTTGCTTTCTTGCTCTAGAAATAGGATTAATATTGCATGGTATCGCATCATAAGTGATTAGAGTGTTTTCTTTTTTGCTAGTTTTAGGATTGTAAGTTGCTGCTTGTTCTGATTGAAAGACGGCTCTATCTTCATATCTCAAAAGAACACAGCCTTTCCTTTTTTAGTTCTCGTTCTAGCATTAAAGTAATTATCAATAATAGCTTCATACTCCTTGAAATCGTTCAATTCATACGCATTGCTACGTCCGTCAACCGCTTCTGATGTCATACCTTCAGCACCAATCCTGTTGTAGCGTTTAACTGCAACTTCTTTAATCATGTAACTAAACCTTTCCGGTATTTGTTCAACTTCAATAGGTAACATTGATAACAACTGGCTTTCACAACTTTTTATAATTTCCTCTAATTGTTCATCTTGCTTTTCATCTTTAAGACCAATACGTTTTTTTACATCAGCTAGCGTAGTCATATAACCACCTACTCTAGTGACTCAAAAGCATTGATAATTTCAGCTTTTGTTTGTTTTTCATCAACTTGTAAGCCAGCAACACTTGCTATTTCGACAAGTTCTTTTTTGGTTAATTTGTCATTTACAATGTAAATCATTTGTTCGTTGCGTTTATTTTCAACACTAGCTAAAGCTTTGATACGTTCATCTGTAGGATTATAACCTTTTCGAGGGTAGACATGCCCTTTCGTATAGACATGTCTGTTATCTTCTAAATCTGTAAAATCTACTTTAACAATTCCAATGATTTCGGGCATGTTACCACTCCTAATTATTTATTAAACTTCTCTTGGATTTGAAGATGGTTTTGCATCAGCAGGAACTAACTTAGCAAACGCTTTATCATCAGCGATATGCAATGCTACATGCATAGTTGCACGTAATGCCACCATGTCTTGTTCAAACAAGTTTACAGGTGTTCCATCTTCATTTTTGACTGTAGATAATTGTGCAGTTTCATCGATTTTGTATTCAATTAATTGAGGGATACCGTAAATCAACTTATCGAAATCACCAGTGATTAACTCACCACGTTTTAAGTTGCTTGATTTAAGGTTAACCACAGGTAGACCATCTAACGTATCACTGTTACGGTCATAAATACGTTCCTTAGTTTCAGGATCTACAATTTTACGTAACAAGCTTCTGTTTTGTGTTTTTGAGATAAACGCATTTGCTTCTAATTCGTCATCTTCAAGTAATGCCTCTAAATCAATAATGTTATCTTGTGTGAAGTCACCTTTAATAACCTTATTAGTTTTTTCAATTGATTGTGCAATTGATTTACCGAATGGATTGTTACCTTGATTCAAAATACCTGCCTCGTCAAACTTTTTATAGAAAGCTTCAGCAATCATAGGTTTCATTTCTTCAAAGAACTGTGAATAAGTGTAATTCAAGAATTCTTTTGTTACAGGTAAGATAACCCCTAATTTAAACGCTCTCATTGTAGCATTAACCCAAGTAGCCTTAGACGTTTCAATTTTTTGACCTTCACCTACCCAGTAAGCACCTGGTTTATCAGCCCAAAAAGTAAACTTCTTCTCAGTACCTTCCATTGGTTCGTACTTACCTAATTGCATGATTTTAGAGTTTTCCATAACCTCTTGTAAGATAGGTGTTGTAAAGTCGTTTAACAATGTGCCATCTTTCTTTTCGTGCATCATTACATTGTCAGGGTTAAATACTTGTGGTTTAACATTGTTACTTGCAAAATGTTGCAAATTTAATTTTAATTTTTGTGTTTGTTCCATTTAAATGCCTCCGTTAATTTTTAATAATTCTTTTTTGTCTAGCTATTTCAGCTAAGTTTTGCGGTTTATTTTTAGTCGAGTGATTAAATGAATCTCCACCAGTCAATGGCGATTGTCTAGCGTTAATCTTAACCGCTTCATTAACCGCTTTTTTACTGCATTAGAAAAAGCTTCAACATTCAATTTAGTTTGTTCAGCAGTATCTGTTACAACTAAATTAACAACCTCATCTGATGAATCAACTTCCGCTTCGCTTAACATTTTCCTTGCTTCTGAACGCATTTCATTTAATTGTTTTTCTGAGCGTAATTGCTCCAGCTCTTTTTCTAATTGTTTGCGTTCATATTCATCTTTTTGATCCTTGTTCATTTTCGCTAATTTAGCAGCTTCTTTAGCAGCTTCTTCTGCTTTTTCTCTTGCATACTCATCAGCTTTTTTCTTTTCGTGGGCTACACGACGTTCAAGTATTTCATCAACTTTCTTTTGTTGCTCTGGCGTGAAAGTTATTTCAGTACCTTCGTCATTTTCTTTCTTATCAGAATCTCCTTTTTTACCATCTCCACCTGGTTCGTCCGGATCATCTGATTGGTCTGCAAAAAATTGCAAATTAAACTTAAGTTTATTTTCTTCCATGAGATATACCTCCATTTATAGTCTGTCGACTGTTTTTCCATGCGTGCTTTTTATGTCATCAGCACGTTTTGGACATAAAAAATAGCCAACACAATTAAGTGCTAGCTATTAAAAGAGTGGTTCGTTATATTTCGATTTTTCTTTATTGGCTAATACTGCCGACCTTACGCTGTCTAAGTTTGCATCAATAATAACTGTTTCGTTTTGCTTTTGTAACTCTTTACGTATACCTTTTAACTCTCTTGCTATGTCTCTAAGGTATTTGTCAGTATTACTCATATTAGTATCCTCCAAACATTTAATTTACTGTCATACAAAACTAACTTGTCTTTAAAAAACTTTACTTTTAAATCAATCACCGCTTTTCACTTTCCCTCCGAAGTATTTTGTTTTTCGTTTCTTGCTTGGTTTTTTCGGCCACATAGATTTAGGTAGTAAAGCGCAATCTGAACGACAATTGATATGCATAGGGTAGAAATTAACACCAATTTTAGCGTCTTTAACTTTGAATATTTCTCCATTAAGCCCCTTGCATACTTTAGTTGTTCTACTATCAATTTTTGCAATATACATATAATATCCTTCTGGTGAAATTTCTTTCATGCTGTCAATGCTTGATTGTGCGTGAACACGTGCCGATTCCGTATAAAGCAATGATTTAATTGCTGCGGTCTTTTGTCGTGCTGTTCCTCCGAATTTATTTAAGTGCTTGCGCATATCTTTAACGTATTCATTTGGATGTCGACCTCTAATAACTACATTAGCAATTATTTCTTCTACTTCTTGTTTCATTGCTTCGGTATTAGTCCATAATCGCTCTGACCAAACGACACCATGAAATTGTGTATCAACGATTGTATCTATAACTTCTTTAGCTACTTGTACACCTTCACCTAAAATACCCGCTTGATCACTGAACACACGATAAGCTGTTGATTCGAAATATTCCCTCATCGATAATTCTGTTTGAGCTGTTGCATAAGCAATTAAGAATTCTATTTGAATCTTTAACATCTGTTCTCTAGATACATACATTTTCGTGTTATACTTCTTTAATTCTTCATTTGCTCTATCGCTAAAGTCCTTGTTTTCGACCAATCTTTTTGCTTCTTCTTGAAACGCTTTTACGTCGAACTCATCAATAATCTTTTGTGCTTCTTGTAATGTAACGCCTGCAAAATCTCCGTACTTGACAATAAACGCATTGATCTCTTTTTCAATGCGCTTAATCATCATATTCAATATACGTTCTATTTCTTCAGCTTTAGTTTTATCACGCTTCAACTCATTCTCGATTGCTTTGCGTCCGCGTTCTTCCCAATATTCTTGAGTGTTTTTGTTAGGCAATTACAATCATTCCTTTTTATCAACAGTATCTTTTGTATCATCATCTTGTTCGTCATCATTGATGTCTCTAGGGTCTTTATAAATACCTTTTTGAGCTTTTTTAATAGATTCTTTCTCATCTTCTTCTATTTTCTTGACTTCCAATTCAGGGTCTTGGAAGAACGAGAATAGAGACATTAAAGTTGTTTGACTAATCTTCCCGCCAGAATCAATATAAGCTTTTAATTCTTCGATTAATGATTTAGGTAAGTTTCTGTTGTATACGTATCTAACAGTATTGAAATCTTTGTTAGCGTCAATCGACCGTGTATTTTTAAGTATTGTCTCTAACAACTTAGCACGACGTCTTAACCCTTTAGTGAACAATCCTTCTTTAGTTTTAGTACGTTGTTCTAATCCGAATAATTTGTATTTCATTGCCTCGCCCGATTGAGTGCCGCTAAAGTTATCATCTTTCATGTTAGGTGTGTTGGTAAACATGTGTATATCACTGTTTAAACGGTCTTTATAAGCTTCTGTACCTTGTACATCGTATTGTTTATAAATATAACCACCGTCAACAGAGCCCTCTGTTTCGATACCGGCATCCCTATTCTCATAAACGGTTGGTTCTAAAAATAACACGTTAGCTTCTTTTTGTTTTTTAACTTCTACAGGATCTAAATTTAAATTACCTTTAATAAGTAACATAGCGTCATTTAAATCGCTCATATAGTTAGCTGTATCTGATTCAGCATTATCATACAAATCAATTAAAGTGATTACTTTCTCAAAATCCCCTTTTCTTCTTTCGTTGTTGCTAAATTCTGTAATAGGCATGCGTTCAAATGAGTGAGATTCAAAACTGTTTTCACGTGGTATGAGCTTCAATCCATTTGTTCTATTGGTAAGATATCTATAAACACCGTGTGAAGTGAATAAATCAACAGTAAACACTTCATCTTCGTCGGTCTTGTCTATTGGTTTAGTTCTTAAATATCTAACGCCTGCGATACTGTTACGTTCAACTGTGTTGTCATATATGATAAAAGTGCTCATCGCATCACTCTTGTATAAACGCGTTTCATCATCTTGATTTCTAATCATCAACTCATAAGCTTTACCATAAATTGACAAATCTAATCCTAAAGATCTATTGTGTGACTCAACATCATTCAAATCATTGAACGCCTCAATAGCTTCTAATACATCTTTGTCATCATCTTGGTATTGAATTGGATTACCCAAGAAATAGCCGTTGATAAAATCGCTAATATAAGATGCGTAATCATGCGCTACACGGTTATCTGCCATGTACTCTTCTTTGCGTCGTGTTAACTCAACTAAGTTCTTAGTTTTACCTTCGTAATAATCACTTAACACTTTCAATCTAGGTCGTTGGTAAGCCATGTGATGTTTAATGTATTTACTTACTTCATTAACGTTTTGCAATAAATCAGATTCTGTCCCGTCATACGTGTAAACAACATTAGCTTCATCGTTAAATAAGTAATTTCTGTTTTCTCGTAGATCTGTATCTGTTTCAAATTCATTTACTTTTAACATTTGTTCCCTCCTATAATCCTAGAGATTTGATTACTTTTGTTTTGCTTTCTGTATTCTTCTTGCGTTTTTTAATTTAATATGGTATTTTTCAAGACTATATCTAAGTGCATCCATTAAATGATTGTTTTTATCTATAGGTTTGTTAATCCAATTGCCTTCACTGTCTTGGTCAAAAGTATATGTGTTTAATTCTTCGATAGTATGTACGCAACTAGGGTGTACGTACACTTTAAAACCTTGAATAAATTGGACACCCTGCATTATAGTATTCGCACCTTTTACTGACGGTTTGATATTAGGTACACCTTTTCTACTTATTTCAGTTATCAACCTTTTTTCAGCGCTATCCGCAACTATATGTGCATCTTGATAACCTTTACGTTTAATCATATTTATAATGTCATCTGTCAACATGGCTTTTTCTGAATGTTCGTCGTATATCCACAACTCTTTATTTTTTAAATCAACTACAGTGTTAATTAGAGTGGTAGGGTCAAATGTAAAACCAAAATCCATACCATGCGCAATTTCTTGTGTTCGCTTAAACTTCTCTCGCCAATCGAAATCAGTGACTTTAAAGTTATCGAATACAAGCCCCTCTGCAACGCCCCAATCTCCATCACAAACGATTCTTGCACGTCTAGGATTCTTTACATACAAATCTTCATATCGTTCAATATCGACTTTGTCTAGCCATTCATTAACTCTATAAGTTGTTGTATCTGAAAAAGTATTATTTAGTTTTGTTTCTTCATCAAAAAACGTAGGTTTCAACCAATGTCTTTCCGACCACGGGTTAAAAGTAACTGTGATTTGCTTGAAAAATTCCGGACTATCGTAGCTACCACGTATTGACTCAACAACGGTACTAAACTTATCGAATGTTTCTATTTGATAAGCCTCTTCAAACCAAGCCCAACACAAAATGCCAGTATCAACAGTAATTGATGTTATTTTCAATGGATCGTCTAAACCTCTAAACAGTATCTTTTGTCCGGTAGGTTTATATGTTATCTCCGGCAAACTTTCATTGAATTTAAATAAGTGAGCAACGCCTAATTGATTAGTTGCCCACTTTAAATCTGTATATGTTGATTGTTTGTTAGTATTACTGAATCTTCTGACCACAAGTATATTTGCCCAATCATATTTCATTATTCTATAAATATAATTAATAGCTGTAGTTTTACTTTTCTTGCTACCCCTAGAACCTTTTACAACACGGTAAAAACTTTTATTGTGCCAAAACTTATTGTAGCCACCACCGATTTTATTTTTAGATCAAGTATTTCATACATGACTAATCATCTTCCGGAATATTATCGACAAACATCGGTATTTTGTAGTCGACCTCTTGTTTGTCTGTAAATAATTTATGATGTCTACCTAACATCTCTAAGGCTCGGTTTTGGTCACTGATTTTAGGCGACTTAGAAACAAGGTGTATATGTTCATCGTATACTAATTGCATTTTGCCAGTGTCTGGATTCTCTTTGTAGTCTCCTGTTTTTGTTACGATAGCTTCAACTTCTGAGTGTTCTCCTCTAGCCGTTCTAGTTAGTCTGTACAACACTTCTTTACCCGACATGATATTCTCATCAAAGAGTTTCGTTTCAACCTCCTTGATATAATTTTGTATTTCAACATTCTTCAACATACGCTGTCCTTGTGAGTACGCCGTCTTTTCGCTATATCCAGCATGCACAGCTGACTTAGTAGCATTGCCATAACATTCAGTGCCGGGTATTGTATATACTTCTGCAAACAAACGTTGCTTTTTAGTTAATTTGTTCATTTCATTTACCACCAACTCTCGCGCTATACGCTTTTTAAAATTAAAAAAGGGATTGGCTATAATCAGCCAACCCACATAGATCCTTTATTCCTAATTGCGATAAGGGAAACGCAGTAAGATAGTCAATATCTTACGGTATCATATTAACACCGAAAGTGACGTTATTTTTCCAGACTTTTTCCAAACTTAATGTATTATACCTAGTTCATCAGCTAATCTAACTAGTATATCTTTCCTCATATCATAAGCGGTAGATTTACTTACATTTATTTCTTGTGCCACACCAGTTAAATTTAATGTTCTAGGTTTTTTGAAGTAATAAAGTTCCATAAGCTTTCGAGTCTCTGCAGAGCTATGATTATACACAACCTCTATAGCTGACTTCATTCTAGCTAATTGTGATAATCTTCTATCGTTTACAACCCTAATAGCTTTTATTTCAGTTACGCTTACGTTACTTTGAACCCTATCTCCACCGATATTAGTATCTTGTTGACTCCACGGGTTTAAAACTTCATCTCTTACACGCGCTATATCTTTATCGAAGTAATTGTAATTACTTAATTCGCTTTCCAAGTATCTTTGCGTTGATTTTCTCAAACTCATTTGTTTAACCCCCGTTAATCTTCAAAATGTCTCAATCTACTTCTTAATATCTCTATCTCTCGCTCTTTAACTTTCACATCGCCTTTTAACTGTTCAGCTTGCAACATCACACCAAACAATAAGATGACTAGTAATATAATTGCTATGACTAACCACATCATCTACTCTGACACCTCCGCCCTCATCAAATCACACTGATCGCTCAACTTTGCGAAGCCATTCAGCAACTCTACGTCATCTTTAGCTGACGCTCCAATAAGCGCTCGCTCTATCACTTCATCATTAGCCGTCATCATAATATATACTTGCTCAGTTACATACTTACCTAACTCATACATTGCTAGTAAGAATAATAGTCTTAATATTTGTTTAATCATCATTGTCATCTCCTGTATCAATCAAAAAAAGTACCTGTCTCAACATACTCTTTAACTGTTGTTCATTTAGACTGGCTAACATAGGGCTGTAAAATTCACTATCTTCATCTTTAACAGTTTTAATAAAACAGCCTTCAATCTCAGCTTTTTCTTCTGGCGTTCCATTTTTATACGTCTTAAATACCTCGGTGTGCTTTTCTGGTAATTTCATTTTAGGTGTATTAAACATTATTATCTCCCCTCTTTAATGATTTTATTTCTTTTCGAACAAAGAACCTAATACTTCTTCACTAGGTCTTTCGAATAAGGTCACTTTAGAATTATTAGTGTAGTAAACAATAGGTGTATTTTGTGACTCATATTTCTCTTTCGCTTCTTCTTTACTCTCTGCCTCAACAACTGTAAACCTTTGATTGCTTTTAGCTTTAGTTATGTGTGTATGTTTACGTCCTGTTGAATCTTTGAATGTTGTGACTAAGTATTGTGCCACTTCCCCAAAACCTCCTTGACCCGATCTAATATGTCTTTATACGTATCCTTTCCCTGCGTCTGCTGTTCCATCTTGTCTTTCGTGGTTCCTTTTCATTTTCTTTTTGTATGCGTCAATGAGTTGATCGATAGTGTAGTAGTTGTTCGCTAATGCAAACGGTAAAAATAAGTTGCTACTATATGGACTTTCATACATTTCATCTATAGTTGACATAAATTCATCTACTACATCACTATCGTTAAAATCGATTTCAACTCGTTCTATATAGTCGTTAAAATCTCCGTCATCTAAATAACCCAAAATTTCTTCCATGTTATCTGCTTGTTGATTAGCAATACTCAATCCAAACGCTAACATGTCTGCTAACTCGTCTAGCTGTATGTCTAACGGTTTACCTGGTTTCTTCTTCCAATTCTTGAACGTTTCCAATGTGTTAAACCATTCAAAGAATTCAACCACATACGCAATCTTGCTATCTCGTAAATTTAGTGTTGGTATTCTATCGTCAAAGTCCTTTTGTATTTGTAATAACTCTTGTAACTGATCAATTGTTAATGTGTTAGTCATTTTCCTGCTCCTCCTCATATTTATAGACAACTTGCCCCGTCATAATTCCTACCGCTTCATCAAGTTCAATGCCTTCTTTAACTGAATGTTGCATAGCATTAGGTAAACCCTCAAGTATTTCATCAAACGCTTGTGCTTTCTTATACACGTCCTCAATCTCTTTTAGTAATCCCTCTGTGTCATTGCCGTTATACGCACTAGCACTTATAACGGACTGTTCTATTTGTTCACGGTTATTCATTAGTGTCATCCTCCATTTGTCCTAAAAATTCGTAGAACTCATTTGTTCCGTCTAATTTGTCCATTCGGTACAATATAGCACTTGCGTTGATTTTAGCTCCCATGTTTATAGCTACTGCCTTGTTCGCTCTACTCTCAATCTGTAGTTCGTTAAGTCTAAAACGGTAAAATTCGTATCTTCCAAGCAATTCATTTTTTGACTGTGCGCCACATGTTCTCCAGCTCTTCGTTACGCTCTCGTAACTTCGCTATATCCTCGATAAGCTCACCTCGTTGCTTCTTGTACTCATCACGTTCTTTTAATGCTTTGTGAAGTTTATCTAATAAATTGTTTAAGTTAGTACAAAGTTTTTTATATTGTTCATCTGATAAGGTGACCGTCATCTCATAACCTCCAATAGCATCTCATTTTCAAAAATATTTCCAACAATTTCAATAATATCGTCATTTTCACTTAGTAATTCAGTTACATTGCTAAAAGTTATATAAAAGGCTCCTTCTTTAAACTCGATAAAACTTACTTCTCTCGAATAACAATCTTGAACAATATCCCCTTCATAAATCTCCACACCGTGCACATCTTTAAATCCTGTGTATTGTAATAGTTTTACTTCATTGAAACTTTTATAACCTGTTGAAATCAAAATGTACCCACTATTAAAATCGATTTCGTCAATAATACTCATAACTTTTTTTATCTTTATCCCAAGCTTTAAATTTCAACATCATACTAGCAACTCCCCATCTTTCCAGATTAATGTCATAGTTAGGTCGTCGTTTAAGATATAGAATGCTTTGATAGGGAAACAATGTTCATCTAAACGTTTGTTTATACTAATATTAGCGTGTGATATAGCGGTATAATCTCCTTCTTGAAGCTCGTACACTTCAAACAACTCATCAAATACCGTATCTTTGGTTACTTCTTTTTCAATATCAACTATGAAGGGGATATCAATTGGAATAAAACTTGACGTCGAACACTTATTTGTATTTGGATGAAAACGAACGAATCCATCACTAAATCCTGTTGAAAAAAATATTTTTCCTTGTGATAGATCCGGATTTTCTCGCGCCCATTTAATTAATTCATCTAATCTCATTTCTTTTTTAACTTTGATTTTCATTGTTATATCTCCTCTTGAACAGTAAATTTATCGTTAATTGATACATATCCAGTCACATTACATAAGATGCTATCAACATGAAAAGTCACAAAACAGTTGCGCTCAACATCATTTGAATAGAATCTTTTATTACCTGATAACTTGGGGTTATCCCAAGCCCATTGGATAAGTTCAGGTAAATTCATTTCTTTTTCAATTTTGATTTTCATTGTTTCCGCCCTTTTAAAATAAAGTTAGTTGCTTCTGTCCTTCGTATTCCAAACCATGTTGCTTTATATATGTTTCAAGCTCTTCAGCTGTATCAAACGTCTTCTTCACACCTTGCCAACCTGGTACGATATGCCCATGAAAATAATAAATGTCATTCACTACATGGATATGTGCCACTCGTTCGTTATCCCGATACAGATATCTCTTAGATCCAAAGAATTGATTTAGGTATTCTTTGCGTGCGTTATCTGTCATGATCTACTTCTTAACTTTCACGAATATGTCGTTTTCCATCAGGTAGCACGCATAACGTCCTCTTGGATGTTTCTGTGGTACATTAAACAAATGTGGCTTCTTTCTTCTTAGCTCAGCCTCTTTCTTTTGCTTTCTTTCCAATTTGCGTTCGAGTCTAGCTTGTTCCAGTCTTTCTATTGTTTTCTTTTCTCTGTACTCGCTTAAACGCGTACCTTCTGGTGCGTCCATTGCTTCATGTAGTTCCCAACCGTCTTTTACTCTCTTAGAAACCATTCCAGCGGTTATACCGTGACTTTCTATTAATTCCATTTCAAATTTACTGAACCTATAAGGTTTATCATGTATCCTTACAATTCTTGCTGTTTTCGCCATTTATTCCACCTCTACATTTACATTTCTAATTTTTAAATTGTCATACTCTAGTATTTCGTCCGGATTGTTATATAAGTAATCTGCCAGTGCATCTTTTTCATCATCCACATCATCAAAATGCTGATATTCAACTTCGGTAGGTATTCTTATATCAATCGTTGCATTTATATATGCTTGTTGTTGCATTAAATCACTTCATTTCTCTTTTTCTTTTACGTCTGACTTTCACTAAGTCCTCATATACCATCCATTCTTGACCTGTGTATTTAGGCGCTTTACATATCCACGTTAAATTCACATCTCTATACTGATATCTGAATATCTTCGCTTTGATGTTGGCAACTTCAGTCGCCTTACCTTTAACGTCTATAACTTCAACCAGTTTCCCTTCCTTCCACAAAGAGAAATCGGCTATATACGTAATCGGTCTTTGCTTCCCAAATTTAGGTTGTAGTTCGAATTTAGGTTGTAGTTCGATACGATCATAGTTAGTGCCATTCATATTACTTTCTAAATATTGGTAATATTCGCACTCTACTTTGCTATCAAATACAATTCCTTTGTACTCAACTTTCTTAGCGTTGTATTTACTCATTGTGCCACCTCTAAATATCAAATATCGTTGCTTGTAACCCTAGCTCTTGCTCATATAGAAGCCTGTGAGCGCCTTTAAATCGTTTTAGGTCACTATCAGTCATAATTTTGTTTTCGTCGCTGAAATGGGCTCCTGTGAGCGAATAAACTTCATTTACGTTGTCTTTATACTTGATGACCTTAATATCTTCTGTGCCATCTTCTCGGTATAAGTAATATTTTTCTTTCGGCATTTTTAACACTCCTTAATATTCGACGATAGCGGGGCGTGTATGACGTTCTGCAAGTTTTTGGATAAATAGGTCATATAACTTATTTTCATCGCCCTGTGCCTCGTCTATGAGTTTCTGAGCGTACATATCTGAACACTCAAGTTTAGTTTTTAAAAATTCTTTGGTTACCATGCATCTCGCTCCCTGAAATCGTCTCCGATTACTCTTACTTTTCTCGCATTGTGTTTCATTCTTGAATTGATACGTTGCCAGTTCATATTTTGATTTAGTTCTTTATCACTAAAGTTAGTTGTAAAGATGTTGTTTTTACCTACTCTGTTATCAACAATGCTGAAAAGTTTATTTAAAGTGTGCTCTGTGTTTTCTACACCCATATCATCTAGTACAAGTAAATCAATATCACTTAGCAATCTGACTAGCTCGTCTGTAGTCTCTACTGCATTTTTGTTGTATGTCGCTTTGATACGATCCATCAACATTGGTATGTGCATAAAAGCAACCGTATGCCCTTTAGCTTTTACTGCTTTTGCGATAGCGTATGCTAGGTGGCTTTTACCAGTTCCGTATGAACCTTGCAATATTAATGATTTTGGCTCTTTTGTAGAGAAGCCTTGAACGTACTCTATTGCTGTTTGTTTAGCTTGTACTTGTTTTTCATTTTGTGGCTTATAGTTGTTAACTGTTGCATCTCTTAAAGACGGATTAACATTTGATTGATTGAAAATATAATCAAGTTTCTTTTGTTTATTCCTTTTGTATTCTTCATAAGCCAATCTTTGAATTTCACATTCGCAACCGTCTTTGTATTCATATCCATTTTCAAACTTATATAAGTCATATTGACGCCCACATTTATCGCAATTCTGTCTTAGTATTACTTCGATTGGTTGATACTTTTTAAACTTTCGTTTATTTTTTCGTTGAATAACGGTTTCATAAGATCCTCCTAGTCCCAATAACTTTCGTCGTACTTCATACGTTCCAATTGATCTATGCCAGTTTCTTTAATCTCTTCGCTATAATCATTCATATAGCTTTCGTTAGTTAAAAACGTTTTAGGGTACTTTTGATATTGTTTGTCTGTAATAGTTTTTAAATATTCTCGAGTACCTTGCATGATTTGCTCAAAAGAATGTTTCTTTAAGCATGATTTGAATTTAGTAAAAGACATCTTCTTATCTTTCTTCTTGTCGTAAAGTTTCCACCATTCCTCAAATTGCTCATGCGTAACGTCAGTTGCGCTATTATTAT